GGCGACCGCGTAGCGGACGCTTGGGAAGGGGTTATGGCGATCCCGATTCGATTCGGTAAGACACATTGTAGTGAACGCAGCTTTGCGTGCGGCGCCCCAATGGGCATTTACGGCCTATGGCCCGTTTTCGCTCTCTTTCACCATGTGGTGATACAGCTTGCGGCTCTTCGAGCCGGTCTGCCATTCTTTACTGGATATGTTATTCGGGGAGATGACGTCGTCATCAACGATCCTCGTGTCGCGCGTCACTACGTCGAGCTCCTGAAGGAGTTTGGCTTGGAGTATTCTCCAGCTAAATCTTTCTTCAGAGAGCGCGGCGTTGTTGAGTTTGCTAAACGTAACTTCGTGTTCGGTGTAGACGTGTCTCCTTTTTCAGTTATGCAACTGAAAGCTGGAGCCATGACTGATCCATTCGTAATTCCTGCCATCACTAAGCGATTGGTGAATCTATTTCCGGACTATATCAGAGAGAAGATAACCTCCTCTGTTTTGTCACAATTCGTTCGAAACCCAAAGGCATTCCGGTACCTTGAGTCCTATCTGTCTTATCCTGCTCATGAGAGGTTGCGTTCGCAACTCCCTGAGTCTTGGCGGATTGGTAGGTATGAGAGGCCGATTGACCTCCCTGAATGGATTGCTGAAGGAGACAGATTCTCCACAGCCCGCGTGGCATCGCTCATGGCTGCTGACATTTCTAAAATTATGAAATCTCAGCTAGAACCCCTTTGCGACCGTATTGGTCTCAAGGACGATTTGCCCCTACCGTCTTTTACCCTGTTCCATAGCCACCCGCTTCTTAGCAGGTATATCCTTTTAGCCAAGGAACTTAAGCTTTTGCAAGCCGAAAAGTTGTTCTTCGACTCGCCTCAGTTTCAACCGTCTAGGGTCCTTGACCTTGTTCTCCAACTTGATAAGTTTGGGAGCAAGGCCATGGGCCGCTCACGCCTAAACAACAGGAGGTGGTTCGTTTCCCGGTACACTAAGCTTCGCTCAATGTACTA